ATAAACATTGGACTATTAGAAGACTGGGAACTCATGAAGCACTAGCATCATATTATGATGAAGTACAACCTTTATTAGATACATTAGTAGAAATATATATGGTAGATACAGGAGCTATAGTAGCACCTAAGTCAGTTGATATTCCTGAATCAGATGATGTATTAATTTATTTTAGAGGTTTACATAATATGATTAAAGCATCAATGGTTAAAGAAAGTGATGAAGCTATTAAAAATGTAATGGCTGAAATATCAGCAAGTATAAAACGTTGTTTATTCAGATTAAAATTAGACGAAGTATATGTTGGAAATTAACTTAGGTGAACACAAAGAAAATAGTGTAGCCACAACAACGATAACTATTGATGAACCTATCGAACATACAGAAGTATCTTGTGGATGTTTATCAACTAGTTTTAAGGACAATACTGTAACACTAAATATGAGTGTTGGTAAAGTAAAGAATCCTGATGATAATGTCTTTGATAGATTCGTACTATTAAAGATTAATACTAAGGAGTATATTGTTAAAGCAAGAGTAATAAGATGATTAAAATAAACTATAGAACATTAGACCAAGCTGTTAACTTCTGGGAACTTAATCCACAGTTTAAGATATATCCACCATTTCATTTATTGTATGAGAAAGATAAATCTAAAGATAAAGATTTCTCATCAAGACAAATGTGGACTATATTCTTTATGTGTGACCCTGATGAAAATGATAATATATTCTATAGAATAGCTTATGGTGAAAGAAAGAAAACATTATCAGAAACTTTTGTTAAAGATTTAGATTGGGATGATGCTAATTTTGTTAAATGTTTAGAAGCATATCCACTAGAATGTATGACTGCTGTACAAAGAGCTTATGCAGAAGAAAAGAATCAGTTACAAAAGAGAGCTAAGTTGATTTCTGATACAGAATTAACATTAGATACTACTGAGTTTCTTGGAGATAAAGTTATAGTAATAAAAGGTACTGCTACACAAATTAATATGCTACAAAAAGATTCTTTATCTATATACCAAAAGTATCAGAAGATAGAAGAAGAATTTATTAAAGATAAACAATCTGTTAGAGCTAAAGGTGGTTCTAAATTAACTAAATCAGAAAAAGGAGATTTATGGTAGATATACAAGTAAAACTAGTAAATAATAATAGACCTGGAAGAAAACTTAAAGAACTAAAAGGTATTATTGTACATTGGACTGCTAATGTAAAACCTACAGCTGGAGCACAAGCACATTTAAAATACTTTGGTCATACTACAGTACAAGCTAGTTGTCATTATGTAGTTGATGATGAAAATATTATACAAATGATTCCTGATAATGAAGTAGCATGGCATGTAGGTGATAAACCTAGAAGAGCTAATCTACCTGTTAGAAGAACATTAGTTCCAGCTGGAGATAGTGCTAATAACTATTTTATTGGTATAGAAGTATGTGTTAATACAAATAGTAAGTATGAAGATACTTTAAGAAATGTTAAGTATCTGATTAATGTATTATTAGCAAGACATAAGTTAACTATTGATAATGTTTATAGACACTATGATATAACAGCTAAAGATTGTCCAATTATGTATCAACCTAATTACGTTGAAATGCAATACTTTGATTGGTCATGGATAACATTTAAAGAATATGTCAGAAGTAGCTAAAGTAACTACATGTATTGATGAATGGGATTTTAAATGGATTCAGATTGAAGATTTAGAAGGAATACTCAATGAGTTTAAACCACAACTATATCATCCTGATGACCCTAGATATAATTCTTTTTGGCAACTAACTCGTTCTAAATGTATTGAAGGTATTTGGTATCCTCAATTTGGACAGTATAGATATGTTCCTGGTAGAGTAGGATTCTATGGGAACTACTGTACTATTGTAGAAACTGATAAGAAAACAAAAGCTAGATTAAAACTAAAACCTAATATCAGAGATATAGAATGGCATTTAGCTTACTATTATCTTGAAGCACAAGGATTCTCAGGATTTGAAAATGATGATGAATATACTTGTAATTGGAAAGTATTAAATCCTGATGCTTTCTATATGACACTAGAAGAGAAAGTTACTATATTTAATAAGAAAGGATTCTTAAAAGAATTTATACATCCTAGAGATTATTTATTTCAACTCCATGATATACCATTAGGCAGACCATTATACTATAATGATGCTAAGAACTTTGTTATACTAGGTTCTCGAGGTGGTGGTAAATCATATACTGCTGCACTAATGTGTATGCTATTTGAATTAATATTTGATGGAGAGAAGTATTATAAACCTGGAGATACTAGAAGAGAATTAAAAGCTGAAATAGATTTAGGTTCAGGAAGAAAAGATAAATCTAGTGAGTTAGCTGAAAAGATAGAAGCATCACTCAATGAATTAGCACTTAATCAAGAGTTTGGAGTATGGGGAAAACCTGGAGATGATGATTATGAACCATGTCCATTTTGGAAAAGAATGACAGGACATATTAGTGCTAATAATAAAGATAATCCGTGGCGTAATACTACTCCAGTAAAGATTAAGAATGAATGGAAAGAAATAGGAACTGGTTCTACACTATATCATAATGTTTATTCTACTAATAAAAGAGATGGTGGACAATCAGGAGCTGGTGGTAGAAGAAATCTTATAGTCTATGAAGAAATAGGATTAATGGAGTTATTCATAGAAGCATGGTTATCAAATGATGCTGTAGTTAAAACAGATGGTGAACAGTTTGGTGTACAATGGGGAATTGGTACATCAGGTAATATAGAAACTATTCATGATGCTATGAAGATATTCACGCATCCTGATGATTATAATTGTTTAAAGTTTAAGTATGGAGAACAAGACCAATGTTTATTTCTTCCAGCTTATATAACAGATAAAAGATTTAAAGATAAAAATGGTAATACAGATATTCCTAAAGCATTATCATTCTATCAAAGTGAAGTACAGAAAGCATCTAAATCTTCAGACCCTAAAGTATTAGTAAGACAAAAGATGAACTTCCCATTACGTATAACAGATATGTGGTTATCAGAAGGTGGTTCACTATTACCAGTAAAAGAAGCTGAAGAAAGAGAAAGAGAATTAGTTAGAGATAACTTATATGAAACACTAGGTACTGCTATTGATATGTATTGGGATAGTGCTGCACAATATGGTGTTAATTATCAGATTAAAACAAATCCTAAACCTATTTACAACTTTCCAATAAAAGCTGGAGATGATTTAACAGGTGAGTTTATGATGTATATAAGTCCTGATAAACTAAAACTAAATGGTATTATTCCTAATGATGCTGTTATTGTACTACACGACCCATATATATCTGATGAAATGGATAAAGGTGGTTCATTAGGTGCTGCATACTTTATTGTTAATCCTAAGTATGAAGTATATGGACTTCCAGGAAATGAAATAGCAGCTACATATATTGGTAAAAACTTAGATGGTATAGATAGATATAATGAAGTATTAGAAATGGGAATTGCACTATATGGCAACCCTGTTAGAAATTTATGGTATGAAGCTAATAGAGGAGATAGACTTAGAGCTTATTTCCTAAAGAAAAAGAAAGCTGATTTACTATGTCTTAGACCACAGTTTGAACAAGGGCAATTTATCTATTCTAAAACAGTAAGTCAAACTGGATATATAGTAGGAAATAGTCTAGCTAAGATATCATTAGTAGATGCTCTTAGAGATTGGCTTTTAGAAAAAAAAGAAGTTAATGGGATAGAAATTTATAACATAGAAAGGATTCCTTGTATATTTACCATTAGGCAAATAAAGAGTTATAACATGAAAGGAAACTTTGATGGCGTTTCAGCGTTATTAGGAGTAACTTTAGCTATTGGTGAACAGAATCATAGAATGATGAATAAATCTAAAACTGTAGCATTGCAGACAATACGTAATCATATAAATAATAGATGGAAGCGGTATTCAACTTAAGAGAAAGAAATAAATCAGATGATTGGTATAAAAGTATAATGAACACCATTGTACCTTTTAATAATACCAACATGGAATCTTATGAGAAGTATAGGCTTATCTATGCTATTCTTAATAATGATGGTAGTGTATTATTCAGACAATTATATGAGTTATGTAATCCTGAAGGGGATATGTTTAAATTACCATTTGAACAAGATAGAGAAATAGTTATCTACAATAGATTATATCCTAAGTTTATGTATCTCGTTGGACAAATGTTAAAACGAGGTGATAACTTTGATGTATTATTATTATCTGATAGAGATAATGCTGCAAAAGATGAAGAAATAAAGAAAGTATTAGAAGCAGCAATCAATCAAGAGTTAATGATATTCCAAGCTCAAATGGAAGCTGGAGGTGCTAATGCAGAACAGATTGAAGAATCTATGCGCACTATGCCTAAACCTGAAGATATAGATATAAAGAATTTTAAGAGTGAGATGGAAATATTCTATAATGATGTTGTAGAATACTTTAAAGTTAAGTTTGATATAAAGTCATTAAAGTCATTATCATTTAAACATGTACTCGCAGTAGATAGATGTTTTATGGTAGTTGTAGAAAAGAATGGACAACCACATCCAATGGTATTAAATACACTACATTGTGGTTTTCATAAGAATAGTAATGAAGAAAGAATAGAGAAAGGAGACTATTGGTGGTATAGAACTCCAATTACTGTTACAGAAGCTATTGATGAATTAGAAGGTAAAGTAGAAGATGAAGTACTAGAAAGACTACGAGGTTATACATCATCTAATTACTTAACACCTAATACAGCATGGGATGTAACTAGTGGACAAGCTAAATCACAATATAATTATCTTAGTGTAGAAGAAGGAATGGAATCTAGGTTTCATGATAATAGATACATAGGACAATCAACAGGAACATCTGGAGATAGAAGATATAGAGCTAATCAATTAATATGGAAAACATATTTAGAGTTTAAAGCCTATAGAGAAGTTATATTTCTTACTATGTTTAATGAATACAATGAAGTAGTTACTGAAGTAGTAGATAGTAAATATCCTATTCCTGAAGATGCAGCTACTACATTTATTGTTAACAGATATAATCAGAAAGCTAAAAGATATGAATGGATAGATGAGTTTGGTAATGTAATGTATGCTGAAAAGATGTATATTCCTAGAAGATATGAAATAACCAGATATGGTTATGATATCTTTACTGATATGAGAGAAGTTCCTAATCAACCACTATCTATTGATAATCCTTATGATTTTGAGTTATCTTGTAAAGGTAGAATATTCTCAGGATTAAATGCTGAATCTATATCATTAGTAGAAAGAGCATTACCATCACTATTACAATATACATTTGTTAAAGACTTACAAAATAGAGAGTTAGCTAAATACGAAGGATATATAAAGAATATTGATGCTAGTCAGATTCCTGATTATCTAGCTATGGATGAAAATGGTAATCCGCTATATGAAGGTGCTGATAAACTAAAAGTATGGAGATACCTAAGACGTACACTAGGAGATAGTTACTATGACCCAACAGCTACTACATCAGGATTACCAAACAATCAAAGAACTACAGCAGTAACAG